CTGACCTGCGAGGCAAGCGCGTCGTAATTGATTGCCGTTGGAGGCTGGTAGTAGCTGATGTCGATGATGGGTTTCATTATGCGATCTCGTAGATGATAGTTGCCCGCATGAGTTTTGTGCCGCTGTTCGTCCACGCGCCCGTGCCCATGTCCGAGTAGAAATTGACAATGTCGCTGTTGGCAGCCAGTTCCCAACGACCTGCCACTGTCGCGATTGAGCCGCTGTTCACCGTCCGCCCGCAAGCGCCATCCCAAACTTGGTTGGGGATGTTAGCCGAAGCGATCGGCAGTGTAGCGGTCGCGGTGGTCGCATTGGACGTGCCTGCTGTGATGGTGATGCGAGCGATGCACGTTTTCCCGATCACGACGTAGCGGAAAATTCCCAGCACGCTGCCAGTCCAGCCGGTGAAGGTTGGGGTCCATGCGGCTGGGATGCCCAGTAGGTATTTCGCCTGTATTTTCTTGGTCGCGCTGGCGTCTGTGTCCAACACGACAAAGTAATCGTCTGAAGCCGGCGATGCGCTCAGTTCGGTTAGTTCGCTAATTTTTTTGTCAGCCATTGATGCTCCTTAGGATAGGCGGGTGATGTAATACAGCTTGACGTAAGGCGGTAAAGTCGACCCTTCCGCGCTCGTCCCGACTGTGTGATAATGCGACCCACCTGGTTGCGTGGAAGCGTTGACCGAGTGGGTGTGGGAAGCAGAAGCCGCCGCCGAACCCGTGCCCGTCTGCAATCCAAGCGTAGCGGATGGTCCGCCAGTGGTCGCTGATACCGAGTGGGTATGCGACCCGTCCGTGCTGGTGTTTCCGCCGGTGTGGGTGTGAACCGTGCCCCCGCCGGTTTTAGCCAGGTCAGCGTCCACGCTTGCCCCGTAGATGAACTTCGCGCGCAAGTCCGGCAATACCGTGCCGTTGATCGTCCCGCCGTTGCAGACATACCAGCCCGATGGAAGTGTAGCGGACCCGCCCGAATATGCCACAATCGCCTTGATCGGGAAGCTGGTGTAATCGGGCGGAACTGTGCCAGCCGCCTCCAGCGCCGTCACCCTTTCGTAAAGATAATTCAAGTTCCCAATCAGCACGTTCCATTGGCTTGCCTTGACAGTCATGCCAGCGGATAAAGGTGGAGGTGTTATATAAGTGGTCATGTGGGTATTCTCGCAATCCAGAAGTATTTTTTGTAAGGTGGCAAGCTGCTCGCGTCCGCGTAAGCGCCGGTGTGGGTGTGTTGATCGTTGGAACTGGTTGTTCCGCTCCACCCGTGACTATGGTATGCCCATGCACCGTCAGTCGCCCCACTTGCCGCTGAAACATAGTGATAGCTATCACCAAGAAAGACGGAGTGAGCGTGTTTGGACGCGGCTGAGATGGTCCCGAATGCGTGGGAGTGGGTGGTTGCCCCGCCCGTCTCATTCAGGTTGTCGTCGCCTTCCGTTGAGCCGATCCCCATCGTAAACAAGCCGCGCATGTCCGGCGTGCCATTCGTGCCGTCAGCCAGTTGGAAGCCGTCGGGAATGGTCGCCTTAGTGCCGTACCAGATCATGACCGCCCCCACCGGCGTGATACCGCCAGCCAGCGCTTGCAGCGCGTTGATGCGCTCGTAGATGTTGGTGGTGTTGTTGATTATCTGCTGTAATATCGGCACAGTAATCAGCACCCCGTTTTCCTGGTCACCGGAAAAGTCAACCCAATTAGTCATTTTCACCTGCCAGTACAGTCGTCTCGCCCAATTCAGAATAGCCTGGTGATCCGAGTTTCCAGAACAAGTAATTGTCGTAGCCTGCCGGCTTGACGATCATCCGGCAGAACGTGGCGTTGTCCTGCTGCCAAACTTTGATGCCCTGGATGTAGTAGTAATCATCCACATTCGCGCCTTCGTATTTAAGCGGTATTTTCGAGCCTACATCGCACAACAGGTACAAGCCTGCCAGCACATTGTTTGCATTTGCGCAAAACTCGATGCTCTGGATGGTGTTGATGCGTTCGCTATATCTATTCGCAAGGATCTCAATTTGAGCGTAAGTTTCCTGCGGGTCGCTCTGATATTTCTGGTCGAGCGTCATTTCCATATGCCCGTAGAACTCGCTGCCTTCGGTTGCTACATCAACAATCTGCGTGATCGTGTCGCCAATATAAATCGGGTCGCCCTGCAGCACGATGCCTGGTGTGGCAGTACCGCCTACCACGTACCCGTCCACCGTGCCGCCATTCGTCAAAGTCAACTCCGCATCACCCGCGCCGTAAGTGCCCGTGACAGTCAGGCTTGCGGAAAGGTCTGTGACTGTGCCTCCGGAGTCTGAGTACATTGACTTCGACTTCAAACTGACATTAGAAGCCGCCACATCCACATAACCATCCTCGACTAAATACCGCACCCGCAACTTGTCACGCGTTTCCCCTGCCTTTAGCGACAAGGGCGTCTGCAAGCGATAGATTTCAGCCGTTGAGCCGATCTTTTTCGGGTAGCACTTGCCCAGCACTCGGTTGGCAAAGTACGCCCCGTTCTGCACCTCGTAGCTTGAGATACCTTCGATGGAATCAAACTCATACGAGCTGTCCAGCAGGATGTTGTCGCCATCCTCCTGCAAGATCGCTTCACTGCTTTGCGTGAGCAGGTTGACCGCTACCTCGCCATCGCCGAAATCGGTGGATAGGAACGGGTGGGTCACTGACCTTGTCGTGCGCCCCTCTACCTTGAGAATGTCGCTGTAATTCGAATCAGCCTCGTACGCGATATAAGCATAGCCAATCTCGGACAGGATCGCCTTGTTCAATTCGGCGTAGATGGTGGTGTTTTCCCTGACGGTTTCATTGGTGGAAGTAAACACCTCTTGACAGTTGCTGATGTCCACCCGCGAAGGCTTGACTTCGATAAGCGACAATAAGTCCGTTGCCACATCGCCAAGCGTCTTGTTCGTCCCAATCGGCGCGAGCGTGACTGTCTGGTTCAACGCGCTGTACAGCCAATCGTACGCGGTCACGCCAACAATGTTCGCCTTGTTTGCGGCGGTTGGCTGCGTGATGCCGTCCGGTGGAATCCAGCCCACGAATACCGTCTTGGTGTGCCCTGACCAAGCCGCCACGATCTTGACCTTTGTCTTGACGCTAAAGCCAGGCGTGCAGTTGACGTGCCCTGGCGTGTAGCGGAATTCGGTGCCGGAAATAGCGTCATTGCGCAGGTAAAGCCGAGCCACGCCGACGTTCCCAATTCGGTCCAAAGGCGCGGCGGATTGAATTCCATGTTCCCACTGCCTTCCCCTGTACAGAACATCGCTGGTGATGTTCAGCCATGTGCCGTTGGCGGGGTCGGTCAGGATGTAGAAATAGTGCGAAATAGCTTGAGTCGTCATCCGCCCACCAGTGCCATCGCTTCTTTAATTGCCACCTTGATTCGTGACGGCTGATTCTGCAATTCCAGCAGAATATCGCCGAGCAATTCACTATTGCCGCCGCCGAGTTCGTTGTTTGGGATAATTTGCCCGTTTGCGTTTGGCACGAACAGTTCCGGTCCCCGCTCCCCAACGATGTAAGGCGACCCGCCAAATGCCAGCCCGCCTGACGCTTGCGGGGTCTCACCCACCACAAGGTGACCATTGTCTATTGCCGGATCAGTGGAGTATCCGCCCTCCGCTTTGCGAATAGAGATGTTGACGAAGGCGGTATAAACGCGCTCCAGCTTGTTCAGCTCCGCTTGCAGTTCAGCCACGCGTTCCATCGCTGCCCCAACGCTCTCGTCCAATGGCATAAAGTAATCTTCAAAGGCGCTGGCTTTGTTCGCGAACTCTTCCGGATTTTCCATCAACGTCTTGAACAGGTCGTCGACTTCCAATTCCATCTTGTATTTCAGCACGTAGTCAGTGCCGAATTGGTCGTCAATGAGCTGTAACTTCGTCAGGTATTCTTCCGCCCCGATCACGCCGCCATCGAACTGCGTGTCAAGCTGGGTCTTGATGCTGCCACCAACTCCAGACCGCCAGTTGTCTTCCGCGTCCGCCACGTCCGCGTAAGCGCCGGCAAGGTCTTCCCGAAGCGTGGCGGCGGTCATGAGGTATTCCTTACGCGCGCCGGATAAGTCAACACTATTAACAGTCGCGCTTAAGGCTGAGACTGACGCACCTGCTGTCCCAGACATGGTCGCCAGCAATCCAAGATAATATTGTAAAAATGAAACCGATTCAGCGGTCGTTTTTGTGCGGTCGTAAGCCTCCAACATAACCGCGTTGTATTGCTCTTCTGTTATTAACCCAGCTTCTTGAGCAGCACGTCCAGCTTCGCCGAGTTGCTCTCTCAATTCAGAAATGGAATTACTTGCGTTTATTTGATTGAAGACGTTTGTAATAACTGGCAAGAGATTACTGGCAATTGTGTTTCTCATTCCAGTCCATGAATCGCCTAATTCATCGAGCGCATCCTTATAAGCCTTCGCATCCGCCGCCGCCTGTTCTGTTACAACAAGATTATCTGAGACGTTTTCCGTCGCG